ACAGATCCAGCAATAGGTGCTGGCAGAGTATAGGTGTTGTCTTGACCGCCATCGGGAACAAGCAATACTCGACCACTGTGGGTCGCGTTGGTTAAAGTTACATCGCCATCGGCAAGGCTAACAGGGCCGTCACCAACAGTTGCAACTTCAGTAATAGCGCCGGAAGCGCTGTCTTTGCTTACAGTCTTGAAGGTGCTTTCAGAGCGAACCGCACCAGTAAAAGTCGTATTACCCATAAGTATCTCCTGTCTGGGTTAGTGTCAAATTGTTCCATGTGAAACATTTTGTCAGGAATAAAAAAAAGGACTGCCCGATAATACACCGGACAGTCCCTAAAAGCTCTAGCTAGAGCCTGGGGAACCGTAGATTCCCAATGGATCAGATACACCGAACGAGTAACGCTCACGCGCTTTGTAGCGCACGTTACCAGTATCGAAGTCGCCGTCCATAGACGTTTCAAGCGCAGTACGCTCAAACATCTTCATACCATTCGGTATATCAGTGGTGATAAAGAAAGCGTTGCTGTCAGTCAAATAATGATTCACAGCGTAACCTTCAGGGATAGCACCCATGTTACGAATAGCATTTATGTCGTTGTCAGCAGTACCAGTACGCTGAGTAGTTTCTAGCAAACGATCTGCTGTAAACATCAAAGCGGGTGGAACAATTAAACGACGAGGACGAGCAGCAATCAAAAGGCCACGTTCATCAGTGAACGCAGCAATCTCGATGATTGCATTCTCTAGAGAGGTCTCGTTTAAGTCAGCACCTGTTGTTGGGCGGTTAGAGTTAACTCCACCGCTTACCAATGGGTGGCTTGCGTTGAACAACGTAACTCCATCACCAGACGTAAAGGTATCAAAACCATTGTTGAGCAAGTTAGCCGCTTTGACTTGCTTCGTGTAAGCCATTGCGCGAGAAAGCGCCTTGGTGTAACGAGCAGAAAGAGAATCATAAAGATTGTCTTCCATAGCCTCTTCGGTTATCGCAAAGCCCATCGAAATAGTTTCGTGGTTATATCTGGCAGTGTAAGACTCTTGTGCAGAGTCATAACTTGTTGCCGCGCCTTCTGCTTTAACAGGGGCAGCCGCAAAGCCAGAAAGCTTTACTTCTTCTTCAAACGAACGATCAGAACTTTCTGTCTCATAAATGAGCGTGTGTTCATCTTCGTATTTTTCGTACTCCAAACCAAATAAGGCGTTAAGCCCTGGTAGGAGTTCTTTAAGCATTTGCGCTCTTGAAATTGCCATTACTTAATTCTCCTTATACACCAAGCTTGGTTTCGTAAGCGTGACTCAAAGGCAGATAGGTCACAATACAGTCGGTGAAGGCATCGCCTACAGCACTGGTTGGGCCATCTACGAAGTCAACGATACGCAGTGGTAATGAATTAGTCGTAGCAATAGAGCCGCCGTCTAAGGCGTTCTTGCTTCGACCGATGGATGTTGAACCGGCAGTGCTAACCGCTGAGACATTGTTTCCAAGTCCAGTTTGTGCAATAGCTTCATCAGCTTGCATACGGAATAACAACTTAGGATCGTCAACAACGTAAGCAACAATGTCATCCGCAGCAGTTGATGCTGGGAATTGTTGATTGAACGTCATCTGGTTTGTAGATGGATCTGTGTAAGCGCAGCCTACAAAAATACCTACGGTGCCAGCAGCAACAGAAGTTGTTACAGCAGCTTTTTCAACAGTTCCGGCAGCAACAAGCTTAACGAAATCACCATAAAAAATGGCGGTTGCGTATGCGTTTGCAATCTTGATATGACGAATTTTCCCAGTAAATGAGCCACTCGCACTCAAGGTATCAACCGGTTCTGCACCTGTGGGGGTAGCAGTAGTAGCCATAATAGGCCTCCTAGTTAATTAAGGGCCAACCCCTGCTTAGGGTTAACCTCTTCCAAAAGTTGTCCTGGTGCTACGCTCTGGAGAGAGCATTGGCATCCGAGGATCGTTTTCTCTTAGATAGTTGTTATCAACCGAACTCATCTGTTGTTCAGCAACATTCTGGTAGTGTCTTGCGCGTGCAGCCATCTTTTCTTCTGGCGCTTTGCACAATAATAATCCACCAACCTCAATATTGCCTTCAAACCGAGAGCCTATATCCGACTGTAACATCAGTTCTGGGTGATCATCAGCCCTTACAGGCTGCCATCCTTCCCGAAACATCTTAGATGTATGCGTATTATCAGACTCTCCTAGAATACTGGTTCTTACCCATCTAAAAACCCATCCATCTTGTGGATCAGGATCTGGAAGGATAGAAGCAGGACTCCATGTATCTGTCGGTCTTGCATCAACTTCTCTAGAGTTGCTTTTTCTTGGTGTGCGCTCATCAGTCATTACGAAGTCTCCTTGGCGAGTTGCCTCGCATACTGTTCTGGGGTTAAACCCAATCTCTTGGCGAGAGATAATTGGGTAGCCGTCAACCGTACTTTGCGCGGTTTAGCACCATTACTCCGTGAGGAGGGCGCTACCACCGACGAGGGCTGATTGTGAGTCACGGGCGCGTCACGGCTATATGTGTCGCTATTATCCTCCCAATCATGTTCTGGAAATGCTTGTCTTAAACGAGCATCAATCTGCCTAAAATACTCCTGAGAGTTAGGCTGAATTCCTCTTTTTATTAAACCTGCATGAGCACCATACGCCAGACTGGTCATTTCTTCAAACCCGTCTTGCATAAACCAAGAGTTCTTGTCTGCCCATTCTTGGGCCTCTGGATCTACCTGTGGTGCTTGCTGCTGCTGAGCAACTTGTTGTACTGACTGCTCAGCAATTTGCTGCTGATACATCTGCTGCTCGTACTGCTCTCTCTGAACTTGCTGAGATGAAAGCTGTTGAGCATGACGCTCTGCCTCACCAACTTCAGCTTGCGCTCTCATAAGATCTTCTTGAGCGTTAACGACATTATCAGTGTCGCCTTCCTCATAAGCTTTCTTATAATTGTTTCGCGCTTGCTCTAAAGACAGTTCTGCTCTTTGTTTGATCTGAGCAACGAGTGCGCCTTCACCACGATTAATTAGAGATTCATACTCTTTATTCTTCGCTGAAAGCTGTTGGGCAACACGAACAGCCTCTTCACGCATCCTTTCTGCGGCTTCCCGCTGGCGGCGCTCTTCATGCTGCTCGTATCGTAGCTTGTTAATTTTATCGCTATAACCGCTTAGTTCGTCATCATCTTCTGTGTCAGAAGCCTCTGCGGACTTAGGAGCTCTACGATCTTCTTCGCTTCTGTCATCAATGACTTCAAGCTCAATGTCTGAGTCCTCGTTGTCAGAAGTTTTCTTGCCGATCTGGGTGCGGACTCCAAAGAATTTCTCTTCGGGACTGTGTTGCTGATCTAAATCAGTATCTTGTGCTTCACTCATACCTTAACGATGCCTCTTGGATCTTCGACAACAGCCTCAACGGAATCATCATTGATTAAACGAAACTCCTTACCATGCACTTTAAATCTAGTACCTGAGTAAGACCTCATTAGAATCCAATCACCTTTCTGGCAATAAGGGCCATCAGGGAATCGCTTAGGGTCATTGTAAGCACCAGCTCCCATTTCTAGAACCATGCCGACAATAGACCCTACTTCCTCATCACGAATTGTAGAGTGTGCCTTTAATATGCCACCCTCAGTCAATTCATCAGGCTCTGGTAGAGCGATCAACAGCTTAAACCCTTTAGGGGTAGGCAACTGCTTCGCCTTGCGAGAATCATCCTCTTCAGGTGTCTCGTTATTTGCTAATGCTTCAGACATTAGTGTTTCCTTCAGCACTGGAAAATAGCGTCCAGAGTCGCTTGCACCGCTTTTGCGGGGAATTACGTCGATTCAGCCCTCTGTTTGAGGTCTAAAATCTCACGTTCTGCTAGTGCTAAACCCTCGATAATGCCGCAAATCTTGGCGTATTCGCCGTAATCTTTGCAGCCACCACCGCTAACATGGTCAGCATATTCGTTCATTTGAGATCTAATTGCATTTTTCAAAACATCAAAGACATTGTCATGAATGTTAGTCATTCAGAAGATCCTTAGCGATCTCAACACCAATCTTCAAGCCATCAAGTTGTTCTTTCGATGCAATACGTCGATCTTCAAGTTCTTCTTGCGTGTTCGTTTCAGAGATACGAGCGCCAAGTCTGCCCTGCTCTATCTGCATCTGTTGATCAAGACGCTGTTTATCAAGCTGAGCCTTAGCCATTAGCTTTTGACCTTCCAATTGAAGCTTGGCTTGGTCTGCTTGCGCCTTAGACTGAGCAGCCATCTCCT